GTTTTATTTGCAGCTGTAGAAGTAAGAGGTTAAACATGAAACTGATTGCTGAATATAACGAACAAAATATTGAATGTATTGTAGAAGCTAAGGAAGATGGTACAAAGAACCATTTTATCGAAGGCGTATTCATGCAATCAGAAGCAAAGAATAGAAACGGACGTATCTACCCAAAGCCTATTATGGAAAAGGCTGTAGATACATATGTTACTGAACAAGTTTCTAAGAACAGAGCGGTTGGAGAGTTAAATCATCCAGAAGGACCGACTGTAAACTTAGATAAGGTATCTCACAAGATCACTGAACTTTCTTGGAAGGGAAATGATGTTGTAGGTAAGGCACAAATTTTGGATACTCCAATGGGTAATATCGTAAAAGGTTTACTAGAAGGTGGTGTTCAACTAGGAGTGTCAACTCGTGGTATGGGTAGCCTTGAGGAAAAAAATGGTACAATGTACGTCAAAGACGACTTTGTTCTTAATACGGTTGATATCGTACAAGATCCATCTGCACCGACAGCTTTCGTAAATGGTATAATGGAAGGTGTAGAGTGGGTTTGGAACAATGGTATTATTGAACCTCAAGTAATTGAACAAATGGAGACTGAAATTAAGAAGGCTCCACGCGCTGACCTCTATGAGGCTCAGACTCGTGAGTTTAAGAATTTCCTCTCGTTAATGAAATCTAAATTGTAAGGAGTCAAACATGACTGATCAAGTAGACCAGGATGTAGAGCTCGACGAGGAAATCGAAGAAGCTCACGATCCTAAAAACGCTGAAGCTCAGTCGGTTGCATCTGTTGATGCAGCTGAAAAGAAAGGCCCTAAAGCGCCAAAACGCAAGGGTGATAAGAGCAACAGCCAACCGTCTGAATTAAAACCTGCTGGCAAGGCCATGAAGGCCGAAGACGTAGAATTTGATGGAGACTTTAGTGACGACCTGAATGCGCTTGTAGAATCTGAGGCAACATTGTCCGAAGACTTTAAAGCCAAAACAGCGGTTATTTTTGAAGCAGCGGTTAAGTCGAAGCTCTCAGAAGAGATCGATCGTTTGGAAACTGAATATGCTGAGCAATTAGCAGAAGAAGTTGAAGCAACGAAAGCAGATCTTGTAGAGAAGGTAGACAGCTACCTCAACTATGTAGTTGAGCAATGGATGGACGACAACAAAATTGCAATCCAAACAGGTCTTCGTACCGAGATTGCAGAAGGCTTTATGGAGAAGTTGAAAGACGTATTCCAAGAGTCTTATATTGAAGTTCCAGAATCCAAAGTAGACCTAGTTGATGAGCTAGCAGAAGCTAACGAAGAGCTTGAAGCTCAAGTTAACGAAGCAACAGCTAAAGCTATGGAAATTAGTGAAGAGCTAGTATCTTTGAAGCGTGCAGCGGTTATCCGTGAAGCGTCAAAAGACTTAGCAGAAACACAAGTTGAAAAGCTAACATCACTAGCTGAATCAATTGATTTTGAAAACGAAAAAGCTTTCGCTCAGAAAGTTGCTACGTTGAAAGAATCATACTTCAGCAAAACTAAAACAGCTGAGTCCATTGTAGAAGATACAGATGATACTTCTGATGAAGTAGAAGTGTCTCCAATGATGGAACAGTACCTTAATGCATTACGCAAATCAAATAAGTAAGTAGGAGATCCAATTATGGAAACTTATGATCGTCTCGTAGAGAAATGGTCTCCGGTATTGAACGAAGAGTCAGCCGGTTCAATTGCAGACGCCCACAAGCGCGCTGTTACCGCTGTCGTTCTGGAGAACACAGAAAAAGCAATCCGTGAGCAAGGCGAACAAGCCTCAATGATGACGGAAGATGCAGCTGCAAACAACACATCTGTTGCTGCTAACTGGAACCCAGTATTGATTTCACTGGTACGTCGCGCTATGCCAAACATGATGGCATATGATGTATGTGGTGTTCAGCCAATGTCTGGTCCAACAGGCTTGATCTTCGCAATGAAGTCCAAGTACAAAACAACTCGCGCTGGTGCAACAGCTAACAACGAAGCACTGTACAACGAAGCTATCTCTGGCTTCTCAGGTGACTCAGGCGCTACTCAATCTGCAGATGATACAGGTCTTGCAGGTTTCGCTGATGTTGATTCAGCAACTCGTATCCCAACATTTGGTGGTGGTATGACTACAGCAAACGCAGAGCAGTTGGGAACAACTGGCGAGTCTGCATTCGCTGAAATGGGCTTCACCATTGAAAAAGCAACTGTGACAGCCAAGTCACGTGCATTGAAAGCAGAGTACACACTCGAGCTTGCACAAGACTTGAAAGCGATTCATGGTCTTGACGCTGAGACAGAATTGGCAAACATCTTGTCAACAGAAATCTTGGCTGAAATTAACCGTGAAGTTATTCGTACAATCAACTCTCGTGCGAAAACTGGTTTCACAACTGCTAACGCAACTAAGTCAGGTATCTTTAACTTGGCATCAGATGCAGATGGCCGTTGGTCAGCAGAGAAGTTCAAAGGTCTAGTAGTACAGCTTGACCGTGAAGCTAACCAAATTGCAAAAGACACTCGTAGAGGCAAAGGTAACGTTGTTATCTGTTCTTCAGATGTTGCAACAGCATTGTCAGCTTCAGGTATGTTGGATTACACTCCAAACATGAACACAGCTCTGAATGTAGATGACACAGGTAACACATTTGCTGGTACTTTGAATGGTCGTATGAAAGTATACATCGACCCATATGCAACTGCTGATTATATCACAGTTGGATACAAAGGTACAAACGCATATGATGCAGGTATCTTCTATTGCCCATACGTACCGCTAACTATGGTACGTGCAGTTGGCGAGAATGATTTCCAACCACGTATCGGGTTTAAAACTCGTTATGGTATGGTTGCAAACCCATTCGTAGGTTCAACTCCAGGCGACGATATTGGTTCAGCTCGCGCTAACCAGTACTACAGAATCTTCCGCGTAGACAACATCCTGAACCCAGCATAGGATTCGGATTACG